CTCCGACGAGGGGCGGGGCGGGTCCCTCACCCCCCCTTGTACTTAGTCCAGTCCATGCTCTGAGGCAGATTCCTATTGCCACAATTTTCGTCGGGGGCGGGGGTGGTATTATTTTCCTTAACGAGCTTATTACTCTTTTGTCTATTGCAATACCAATGTGCCAACTGCAGATTGTTGATCGCTGACGGGTGCCCGCCTAAACTTACGGGAATAATATGGTCAATCGTTGGAGCTAGCGGATGCGGAAATTTTAGAGATTTATCCACAGGTTGTCCGCATATTCCACATAACTCTTGTGATGCATAGATTCTTTTTTTATTGATGTCGAACTGACGACGGTGGGCGCCGTCATGATCGGGTCGGCTATTCGCCATTTGATCTCCCTCCGTGGGGTGGGTATATAAAAAGGGGCAGGGCTCTCGGGGTGGGAGTCCTGCCTAAATATGAGGGGTTAAACCAGTGGGTTAAGCTGTTCCGGTTACATAATAACCCATGTAGTTGTCCCCTGTAGTGCCTTTTTATGATGCGATAGTCACATCATATTTAATACCTGTGTTGGTCTTAGCCGCTGCCACCTCGGTGACAACTGCAGCCTGCAGAGTTGCGTCAATGCTTGCATAGCCTTTTGAGAAAAACGCGAGGAGTGATGTGGTGCCCTGCGTTACCTGGATGAGACTGTCATCCTTTAAAGCTGTTGCGAATTCCGCGAGTGTCATGATTATCCTCCTTTCCCTTTTTTGTTACTTACTAGGGTAACAAAATTTCTTGTCCCCTATAGTGCCAAAAAGAGCAGGGACGTCTGCCTCTGCTCCTCTATGGTGTACCCTATTTCTTTTCGAGATATCCCGATAATTTATAATAAAACTTTCCACGTCTGTCGCTGTACGTGTTGCGACTGCACGGCATGCCTAGCGATGTATGCAGATATGTGTATGACGCGCCCTCCTGCGTCGCTCCGATCAGGATAAAGTCTGCCAGCTCGACTCCCGCTGCTTCGATGGCGATCTCTTTCAGATCATCCATGCGCTTCTTTATCTCCGCTCTTTTGACTGCGATATCCTCTGTTGGGTTGGAGTCGCCCGTTTCCTGTACATGGTCTATATCGTACCGGATCGCCTTGCTCGTGTCGCTCATAGTCTTGTATTCATTTTTCCACTCTTGATATTGCAGCGCGTAGTGATAAGCCGTCATAAATTTATGCTTAGGCAGATACCACCGATTGCGCGTACTATGCTCATTTCTCAGTCTCATACCCTTCCCCTTTACTGTTCCCTTTCGCTGCGAAAACGCAGCGTTTTTATTTTTTATGTCGTGGAGAATCGTCTCCACTTTTATCATTTGTCCGGAAAATCAAATCCTCTCTTAAAAATATCGCTCTTCTGAACGTCTCCGCCTCTTCCGTGTCATTTTTTGCTAGAGCATTATAAAAACCTTTGATCGCCACAATCATTTCGGCGATGATTTCGTCTCCCCTTCCTTCGATTTCCATATTAAACTTGCCTTTATTTACTTCGATTTTTACCATTTTTTCTCCATTTTTCACAAAATTTTCTTGTATTTCTCAATAAATTACCAACAATATTTGTATTTTTGTGCGGGCAAAAATAACACCTCGCATCATCTATTCCTCCAGCTGTTATGCATTCCCTGCATGTTTTTCCTCTCCTGCTTGTGTCCATCATTCCTCTCGCGGATCGAACCGGATAACTCCAGAGCCTGCGACTGTTTCCGGTACTCCAAACTTTTTATTTATTTCTCTTATCTGCCTTTTAAAATATGCTTTGTTGAGATTGTTTACCTTTTCCTTTCCAAGAACCTCAATTAGAAAATCCTCCCATTCTCTTGCTCCTCGTATAAATAGTCTGAACTCTTCCGTATTCCGCATAAAAATACATGCGATTGTTCGCCTGTCGCATTCCTCGAGATTCTCTCGATTGAGAATCTCGTTGATCATGGTGAGATCAAAGTCCAAGGCTTCCCCGATATTTCCGTTTGGGCGCTCTTCAAGGAACCTTTTTACGTCGTCGTGCTTATCTTCCCACTCGATTTCTTGATCCATATAATCTATAAACTCACTCATCTTTTTTCTCCTTCCAGCTCAATGCCTGACCACATCCGGAGCAATACGGTGCCTCCCATGAGTCATACCATTCTGCAATTGTTTTATAACATTCTGGACACGTTGCTATAGCGTGATGTCTGATAACTTTTCCGTCTCTTGATCTTGTTTTGCCGTAGATCACCTCTTTATGGATCCGCTGCCGCAGAGCGCTCATCCCTATCTCCATAGCATCAATTGTATCCATGTCTGCTTTGAACTTTATCATCCGAGTTATCTCATCACTCAAAATTTCGACTGCTCTCTCATTTGTCATATCATCACTCTGCCATTCTCGATCCGCATTTTTGGCAATGTGCTCGCATATGCCCGTATCTATTTCGATGCGCTAATATCGTACCGCCGCATGGACATGGTGCAGAATAATAACTATTAGTATTAGTCCTCGGAATCTCCGGCACCGCTTTGAGCCAGTCCAATAAGTCCACATTCTTTCTCTCTTCCATCCCTTGGAGCTCCTTTGCTTGCTTTATCATTTAATTTTTTCATGCATTTAACCGCGCCCTCGAAATACCGGGCAAGAGCTTCGAGGTCGTCCAGATCGGGACTATATCCCTTTTGTTTCATGCTCCTATTAAACTCCGTCTCAAACTTCTGGGACGCTACTCTCACCCGTTCAATTGCTTTTTGTTTTCGCTTTCTGTCTCTCGCTTCTCTCTCCACCGCTGCCGCTCAACTCCTTAGTTGCATTAGTCTTTTTCCGCATTTTGGACAATATACCCATTTGCGACCTATCGATTTGACCTTTATCCCGCAGGACGACAGCCATCCCCTTTCTATCCGTGTATAGCCACATACGTCTCCCCATTTACTCATTTACCAAACCCCTCTCTCTGCTCTCTGTCTAAATTCCTCGTCTGTCGAGTTATATTGTGACGTCATCGCGGTCAGCCTTAGCAGGTTCGCGTTGCTCTTCTGGTCACTCGGGTCGATATTCGCCGCAAGGATTCCGATCTTTCCTAAAAGATTCCGGAGACTCTCGACTGTTTCCCTGTAGTCTTCAACTTCCCTCAGAGCATCCGCTGCCGTTCCGAACCTTTCCAGCTCCTCAATCTCTGCCTCGCGTCTGTCTATCGCTTTCTGATAACAGTCCCAAGGACGGTCTGCGAATTCACGTCTATATTGCTTTATTTCTTTTTCCAGTTTTTCGATTCTCTTTTTTACTTCTTTTTTGTTATGTTCTTCGTGTTTCTCGAGCCATTTGCTTCTCATTTTGCTTCTCCTCGTACAATCTGCGTTCTTCCTTTTCGACGAGACAGTCTAAACAATCTATTTCTGTTTCACATTTTTCGCCAGAATAAGGGCAGGTTACGCCGAATAATAATCGTGTATATCTGTCCATTTTATTAATCTTTCCTTTCCAGCTTTTCGGAATATCCCACCGATTCTCTATATCTCTTTAGTTCCATGAGCCATTTAACAAGCTGCTCTCGCTCATCCGCTGCCTCCTGGAACTCTTGCCATGTTTCCGTTTTTCCATGTTTGTATCTTTCATATGCTGCCGTATGATGTGTATCTCTCGCTAGTTCTACGTAATAGTCAATCGCCTGCTCAAGTGTCCTCATAGTCATCATCTTCAATTCTCTCGATCGTGATAGCGACACGATGGTTTTTATAATTAAATTCAATCTGATAATATCCTGCGTTTATCTTTTCCATCTCTTTTATGGCATCGTCCAGCTCAATCATCGTTCTCCTCCTGTTCCGCAAATTCTTTTATATATAACTCGCACTCTTTAAGAGCCTTTTTTAGTCCTTTCGCTATTATTTCACCGACTCTCTGCCACTTCACAGCATTTATCGCTTTCACTGCTTCTTCAAGAGTCTTTATTTTTTTCTTAGTATATTTTTTTGCTTGTCGTTTGTTCACGCATCCTTATCCCTCACTTTCTGCCTGTTTTTTCAGATTGTCAGTCATTCCTCACCTCTCAACTGCTCCAAAACCTCTGCTATCTGTGGGTAATACTTATATGTTTTATGCCAATATTTATCATATGTTTCTTTATCTAAAATAAATTGGGCACCATTAGAGTTAAAACATTGATACCTACCCCATGCGTCTATATGATGCACAACAGCAGTCATATCCGTTTCATCACTATAAATTTCATCCCCAACCTTTATGCTCCCGACATTAATGTCGGTAGCATCGGTCTGTTTTGGAATCCATGCAGTTGGCACTTCTACGCACTTGCCCTCGCAAAAAGGAATACATCGGTTTTTATAGTCTCTAGGTTGACCGCAGTTGCTACAGTTCTTTTCATCCTGTTTTGGCTCAAATTCACAACCATCAACAACACATTCTGCACTTATTTCTTTCGTGCATTTCTCGCATTTGGCAGACAGTTCTCTTTTATCGTCCTGTTTCTGCTGTTCCTCATATTGCTTGAATAATTCAATCACTTTGTTCGGTTTGCACTCTTTGAGTACATCATGATATGACATTCCAAAGATATCCGCAATCGTACCCGCATCATAACCGCCTTCCCCACAAGACAGCATTACTTTCCTTGCGCACTCCCACGCGTCCTCAAGTCCTTTTGCATAGGCTTCTTTCGACAGATTATTCATTTTGTCTATGCCCCTTGCTTCTCCATCCTTGTGACCTGTTTCATACCCCTGCTCATAAGCGTCTTGCATCCGACATTCAACAGACTCAACAAGGTCATTTATCTCACAAAAGTCTTTCATTCCTTTTTCTCCTGTTCCGACAAAATTTTGTCTATCATATCAAGGACTTCTGATAAATCATTGTTGTGTAAACCGCCGTCTATCTGTTCATTTATTTGTTCTTTCAACTTGTCAAAATACGGCTTCACGATTTCCTGTTCGGTAAATGCTGTTCTTGCACCTAAATACCTGTAAAAACTCTCACACCAAATAGTCCAAGTGTTTTCCATGAACTTTGCATCTTTCTTGATGTAATAATCTTCGGGTTTTACTGCATCAATTCGGAACACTTCTCGACATTGCCGCTTCAAGTCATCAATCATAGCTTGTTTATCGATAAATTCACGCATCCTTATCCTCACTTTTTGCTTCTGTGAAGTGTAATGGTATCCACTCACCATTTTCTGCACCTGCATCTACTGCATGTAGATATTTTCCATTGCCATCTTCAAAAAAATCAAAATCCTCAAAATCATCTGTATCAATAATGGCTTTATATTTCATCCCTTATCCTCACTTCCTGCCTTGTACTTATCAAGAATATCTCTCGCATCTTTAAGTCCGTCATTTAATCCAAAATAGTAAACCTGTAATGAGTCATCGTTTTCAGAATGTTTCTTACTGACTTCTTCTCTCCGTGACTCCATCTCGGCTCTTATCTTGTCGAGTACATCACGCTCAATGTATTTCTGCTTGATAACGGAATATAGGTCTATTTCTACCATTGGCTTGAATGGCTCTTGCGGTGTTACTGAGTGGCAATCATCCATTACTTGATATAAAAGTGCTTTCTGCCATGATTGAAGTCCCATTGTCTCATTCTCTAGCTTCTGTACAAACTCTGCCTTGTTTATACAATCAACTGCTAAATCATTCTTAGTAATTGAACCTGTTGGTATTTCAAAACTGCCCAATGCAATAGTGTTCATTACAGCCTTAATTGTCGGTTTGTAATAAAATGGAATATCATCTGCATTTAAAAGATTATTCAAATCACTCAGCGCTCCACCTATCGTCATTATTTATCCTCTCTTCCTAACCATTTGCAAAAATGCACTTTTATCTCCTCTATATCCACATATCCTCCCTCTGCAACGTCCATAATGCTCTCGTAGGCTTTTTCTATCTCTGTGAGTGGGACACGGCTCTTTATGTCTTGGATCACGTCATTCATTTTCTTTTCACTTTCGCAGTGGATCGTGATGTCATAGGTATCATCATAGATATCCCAGTATCCGTCTTTATTTTGGTATAGTTCGATTGTATCTTTTCTCATCTTATCTCCTCTCTTTTCTCGAGTGCACTCGCAAGTGCACTCGATGACGTGATTTGTTTTTTCAATCTTTGATACGTCCTTTTTGTCATCCATAAAGTGCCGTTATCCATCGCCATAATTTGACCATGTGGCATCAAGTCACACTCCTCGTATCCGTATCTTTTGAGCCACTTTTTATTTATTCTTTTTTTGCGGTGCTTCCTTCGTTGGAGTTCTATGGTGGCTATATAGATGGGATGACCATATAAAAATTTAATGTCACCCTTTATCATTTTTTCTCATTCCTCCAGGATGCTTTTTATTGCTGCGATGAGTCCATCAATCTCAAAGTATGTTTCTTTTAACTCTCCGATGGTCATCTCGTTGAATTCCTCATTTATTTTCTCGGGATCCTTTGTGGGTTCAAAGTCGCTCATGATCTCCCTGAGACTTTCTATCTTTTCTTGATCTGTCATACTTAACCTCTATATGTGCCGCCTTTGGTTTTTCGGGGCGCCTCGGCGGCACGAAAAGCACTGTGTGATATATCCCCCAACTGTGCCACGGTTGGCTTTACATGTAACATTCTCCGTACCGGCTCCGGAATGCTTCGCGTGCCGGATCTTGATCGGAGCTGTAGAGCTGTCGCCTGTAGAATTCTTTTTCCCATGCGAGCTCCCCTGCCATTTTACTGAGATACTCAGCTGCAGGATTGTCGTGGATCTGACTTGCCCGCTCCGCTGCCATGTTGTGCTCGCAATTTCTGAGCGGGATCCACAGTCCGTCCTCTTCTGCTTTTTCCCTTTTGCCACTTCCGAAAATCAAATGATGGCGGCACTCCCTCAGATATCCCGATATGACGGAGATACCCTCATACTTCGTCACTATCGATCTGCTCATCTATCTCCCTCCAATTTCGTCCACGATAATGTCCTCTTTTCGGGTCTGCACACATGTCAGACGTCCCTGCTTAATGCAGACCGTTGCCGTGGTCAGATCATCAATCCTAAATGATGCTTTGACCATCTCACCTGCAGCTATCGGTTCAAGGCACGCTTTTAGCGCTTCTTTAACAGGGCGGAGGAGCTCCATGTTTCGGTCAATATTTCCTTTGACTGCTTCCACGCTATTGCTCAGCTCTCTCGCTCTTCTGGCATCGATGCAGTCGCACTCCCTCGTTGCAATCTCGTCGATAACTTCCTGTGGCGCGTCCTCTTCAACATGCTCGACCCATCTCTGCTCATAGCAAAATCTACATGTGCCGACTCTCTCTGTTCTCTTCTTTTCCTCTTTTTCCTTTTCCATCTCTTCTCCTTTTTGAATAGCATTTATGCGGGTTTCCGCGTTTTCCATTTTCAAAAATCCCATAAATACGGGGTTTTCTGTTTTAAAAAGTATCATTTGCATAGCAGAAATGCGGGTTTCCGCTTTTAAAAATCGCGCAAAGTATTGATTTTGCTATACATGTGTTATTTAAATGATACTTTTGGATAGCATTCATGCGTGTTTGAGCCGTTCGCCTATCGTAAAAATTTCCTCTTTTTTCTCTTCCGGAATTTTATCCATTGAGACAATGTCGAGGGACTGACTGATAACTATGTCCCCGATCTTACTCCAGAGCTCCCGATATTTTATTTTTGTACCATCTTTATTTCTGTATCCGGAAATATCCCACTCTCGGATCTGATCCGGAGAGAATCTGCCAGCCGTGTAAACGTTTTCCGTATAGAGGCAGACCTCCGCACCCGCTGCCTTGATCTGAGTCAGGGCATAGAGCAGACCCTCGACAATAGCTCCGTTCCTGTTGTGCTCCATCCATGTGATAGATTTTTTCCTCGAAATCGGTTTCCCTTTATAGACGGACTCCATGATGTACCATGTATGCCCGTAGTTTTTCGTTTGGGTCCCTCTGGCATCCGAATCCATATATATGTCTATCCGCATCTTGCTCCCTCCATCTTTATCAAGGTGTATTCAAAAAACGGTAGTCCCGTAAAATCTGAGATACCCTCGAAAACGGTATCTTTATCTATGTAGTATCCTTTAGGGACATTTATGTCCGTTTTGAATGTGTTCGCCTTGATGACTTCTTTTTTTATTTTTGGCTTTTCTAAATTTCGCGATGCGTTCCATCGTCTGCCCGGTTTTATTCCCTCTTTTTTCATAATCTCGCGAGAATTTTCAGCGTTTTTCATGAAATATGAGGCTAATTCTCTTAAATTTTCAGTATATATTTTTGTCTGAGACATATGTCCCTCTGTCCAGGCATCCGCAATCACATCCGCAGGGAGTCCCGACACGATCATGTGAGCATGTCTCCTCTTTTTTCCTATTCCGTATACATAGATATATTTAAGGGTAGCTTTTTTCCTTTTTGCTATGTCTCGGATTTTACGCGTGAACTTGACCACGGAATCCTTGAGATGCTCAAGCGTGGGTTGGATCTTGAACGTGAGGGTTATGCTCCAGGATGATTTATCAAAGTTTGTGTTCATGAGGAGCCGAAGCTCCTTTTCCGCTCTCCTTAGATTTGCCTTTCGGACTGTCTCCTCGGATGGCTTGGATCTCTTCATCCTCTTCTCACCTTTTACCCCATATCGGGGAGCATAATATTTTCTGATCTCAACTGTTCCACCTGCCTCGCATCTCTCTCTGATATAAGGCATGTTTTAAACTCTCCCGTTGAATTGTTAATTGGTTTATCGAGCAGATAAGAGGCGTAAATATTGACGCCTCCGCACTTTTAGTGATATACTCACTCTCGGATTATTTTTGGGGAGAAATGATGCGACGACGGCTGTCGCTCATTTCTCTTTTAATTTGCTTTTTAATGCGGCAGCACAAAAAACCGTGCTCATTCCGATAAAACTCCCACGTCGGATGCATATGCATGATTAATTCGAGGTCAGCATTTCCATAGACATCATCCAGTGTCACCATTTTGTTAGCCCTCCCCTTTGATGATCTGAACCCAAACCTGTGACCCGGTTGTTCCGGATCCGGTATATGTTGAGCGCATAAACTCCACGCATGCGTCCTCGGACTTTTGACGAAAGTCCAAAGTGATGCCCGTCTCCACAGTTCCGGGCTTTTTATTTTTCAAAATTTCAGAATTATAACCAGATGCCGCGATCTCGTGACCGTATCCGGTATCTTCTATCGGGAATAACCCGATAAAATCTCCAATGCTGCCATCGGTCTCCACCCGATAGACTGCAGCAACACGCCCGATCCATTCCGGCGCTCCTGCGATGATTCCCTCTTGTGCGTCGGAACCTGTCGCAGTTAATCGCCCAGGCTCACAATAGGCAGTGACCTGAGCAAGCCAAGGATTACCGACGGACTCCACTCCGCAGTTCCTTACGCTTCCGGACTCCGCAGCCTCCACGCTGACAGAGCCCATAAACATGCAAGTTAACATAATTACTACTATTCTTTTTTTCATCTCTTCCCCTTTATCTTGCCGCTTCCCTTACGGCTTTCCCCATCATTTCGTCTGTGATAGACGGCAACACCTTCATAATTGCACTCAGTTCCCCAACTGTGAGCATTTCAAAGTGTTTTAATTTTCTCCTGAGTGTTGTCTCAGGGATGCCTGTCTCGTTAGCAAGTGCGGCGACCGAGTACATACTCCGATTTGCCGCTGCCGTTCGGATCATGGTCGCCTGGCTTGGCTCATCTTTGTTTTTTCTCATTTCTTTTCCTCGCAGAACTTAATATCGTTCATATCGACCCCGAGCACATCGGCGATTCTAAATGCATTTAGAATTGAAATGTTTTTGGGATTGTTCTCCCAATTTCGATATGTGTTTTCATGGATTCCTAAAAGCTCCGCCATTTTTTTCTTGCTGATATTGCGGAGACGTCTCCATTCTTGGAATGTTAAGGACATGTGATTTCACCTCTTTTCGATATCACGTTTCGTGATTATGTTTTTTAAACTATACTATGATTTATGATATGTCAACATTAATTTGTGATTTTGTTTTATAATATAAAAGCTAACCCACACTTGAACCCGCTTTATTGTATGTTTTGGGAGGGATACATGATCCACGAAAATATAAAGAAAATGCGGCAATCTCGGAACATTTCCCAAAAGGAACTTGCCGAGCGATTGCACGTAGCACAAAACACGATATCATCATGGGAGACAGGGCGAACCGAGCCAAGTATCGGAGCGATTGAGGATCTTTGCCGCGTATTTCAATGTCAAAAGTCCGATTTGCTCGATTTTAATGTTTATATTGAGCAGCCCAAAAAAGATATTTATTTAAAAATCACAGTTGAAAATTCTGGGCAAACAAAAACAACCGTCCTTAATGGTGCACCAGTACATTTAAATGCTTACTGGTCTCAATTATTAGATCTTTTATCTGAGGATTCCTTAGAAAAATTGTCGGATCGGGCGAATGAGCTCGCTGAGATAGATAAATTAAAAAAAGACTTGGAAAATAAGACAAAAAAATAAAGCCGTTAGATCCTGGAGAGACCACGACTTTATTTTTTGAGAGATTGTAAATCACGAGGTGTGAACCCGTGCCTTATATCTCTCTAATTATACCATTTTTATCTATTTTTTAAAATGATATATAGGAGAAATTTATGGCTACAGCAAAAAAACAGCCATCCGGAAATTGGAAAATCCGATGCTTGGCATATACCGACGAGAATAAGAAAAAACACTATGTGAGTTTCACGGAGCCAACCAAGGCTCTCGCCGAGCAAAAAGCCGCCCAATTTAATCAAAAGAAAAAACGAGTGAGACGTCATGACCTCTCGATCAGTGAGGCAGTTGCTCACTATATCGATGAACTCCCAGACGATACCTCACCTTCTACTCTGAGAGGATACCGGGCAATTCAAAAAAGGATTGATGCCGATGACATCGCCTCAGAGCGAATTAATTCTCTCTGTGATGATGATCTCAAGGCTTTTATTAAAAAAATGCAAAGGAGAGGACTCTCCGCCAAGACGATCCGGAGCACTTACTCTCTCCTTATGTCATCGATAACTCCATATTGTGACGTGCGCTTTAACGTTAAGCTTCCCCAAATCCACCGACCGCCCAAGGATGCTCCGTCGGATTCCAGCATCATCCAGCTTATAGACGAGGCATCACCACGGCTCAGACGTGCGATTTATCTCGCTGCTTTTGGATCTCTCCGGAGAGGTGAGGCGGCGGCTCTCAAATTTGCCGACGTGGATCCAAAGAAAAATACTGTGACAGTCCATGCTGACATCGTTATGGATCCAAGTGGCAAATGGATTTTTAAGGATCATCCGAAAACAGACACCTCTTTTAGGACGGTGGAGCTTCCTGCTGAGATCATCTCAGAGCTCGGAACAGGAGATCCTGATGCTTATGTGGTCGGCTTGACTCCCGGCTCAATATCTGATAGATTTTATGAGCTGAAAAAACGGCTCGGACTTTCCATCCGCTATCACGACTTACGAGGATATTGCGCATCAATTATGGCAGCGCTTGGAATCTCCGACATATATGCCCAGCGCCGAGGCGGCTGGTCATCCACAGGAGTCCTTAAAGATGTCTATCAGAATGTTATCCGTGAGCAGGACAGACAATTTTCTGCTCAGCTCAATAACTACTTTTCCGAGATGTTAAAAAAAGATGACCCAAAAGATGACCCGCCGTTTTAAAATACGCATGAAATCGGCATAAAATAATATAAGGCAGTGGGTTCAAGTCCCACTGCCGGCATTACAATATTAACCCCGTGTTTTTGGAGAATCCCGAAAATACGGGGTTTTGTTTCGTCCATATTTGACCGTTTTTGTTCTCATGTGACCGATAAAATGCACTGTTAACCGATAAGGATGACCCAAAAGATGACCCGACTATTCTCCAGCAATGTCTCTCCGAATCAGGCTTTTTATATATCCGTTTACATTATCAACCTCATCAAGTTTCTCAAGAATGTCCATGTCTGTATTAAAATTTAACTTTAACATGACCCTTTTAACATTCGCCGCCTCGTATTTTGCTGATGCCTTTTTCTGGGCTTCACTTACCATTTAAATCCTCCTCAGTGACAAAAAATTCTGATATTAACTTTGAGTACGAATACACCTCGACATTTATTCCGTCGCCGACATCCTTAACTGTGAATGGTGTCTCTGATTTTTGATGCAGATTAAACCACTCCTCCGCAGTCATGATCGTGTCAAGAATCTCAAAATCCTCTATGTGAGTGTATCCTTTCCCGATTTTCCAATAATGGATTTTAACTCGCCACATAGTCCCTCACTTTTACCCTCGTAACCTCCGGGGCGGGAATTAAATCATAAAACGTATTCGATCAAGTACTCGTGTCCCTCATATTCGACCATTGCCGCATGTGGGACTTTTTCCCCGTTCCGGATCTGCTCCAACGTCTGCCCCTCATAGCAATCACTATTTTTTAAACTCTGAATATATTCCTCAGGATCTTCGTAGACTGTTGCGCCCTTATCTAAAAATCTTTCAGCTTCTCTCTTTGTGCATCTGTCTTCCATTAAAATCGCAATATCACGCTCTCTTTTATCGTTTTTCATATCTTTTGTCCTTTCCGGAGGGGCTTGCGCCCCTCTTATTGTCTGTTTTTTCTTTATGTATTAAAACAGATGCTCTATTTCGTATTCGTCCTCGTCTTTGTCTCCGTCTTCACAAAAGAAATCTGCATTTTCAACCATTGCCCAAAAAACATCCTCGTCAATTGTTCCATTCGCGAACTGTCTATTTGCTACCTCAAAATATTTTTCTCTCGTCATAACTGTCGCCCCTTTCTTTGTGGTGCATAGCTTTGATTTGATATAAGTATACCCCTATATATATTATATGTCTACCCCTATATTGTATTTATTCTAAAACTTTTAAAATAAAATAAGCCTCACGGCTTTTACACCGTGAGGCTTATGACAGGAGGATTACCCCTATGGGATCACATCATATTTTTGACATCGCTTAAAAAACTTTCATAACGACGTCTTACCTGCTCGTTTGGCGCCATCCTTTTGAGCTCCTCGAGCTCGCTGATCATGTCGCCGTTATCTCTGTAGCTTCGGGAATAACGATTCCCGTCCATTCTCATGCCGTCGTCCATATATCTGTTAGGATCATAGATATATCTATTGTCGGCATATCTGCCGTCGCGTCCGCGTGCTCCATAACTTCCGGAATCTTCCATCGCTTCGATAGTTAAGAGGTTCTTTTTTACTCTCGACAGTCTCTCAGCGTACTCGATCTCCTGGAGCGACAGCTTTCCGGATCCTGCTTTCCGGTCGAGCTCTTTGAGCTCTCCGTCTATAAAATCACAAATATTTCTCATGCCCTTTTCTCCTTACTGAAAAACAATGTTAGCGTTCTGCACTTCGATCGGGATCGTGCTCACATTTCTGATTGATACCGCAGAGCATCCGCATACTGCAGGCACTGTCACGATCACGTCAGCCCCAACATTGTCCGGAGTTCCGACAACTGTCACATCCGACGTCATTATGCTCGACGGGTCCACTTCGCCGTCGATCACTACTGCTAACGATATTCCCTCAGCCGGAGCTGTCTGACCCTCAGGGATGAGGACGTTGGCATGAAATGCGACTTCGTAATTTGTGTGACGACGCCAACAGTTGCATATATTCTGACGGATGAATTTATTGGCAAGACGGAAGAGTCCGGAGCCGTCCCTGTGGTAGATGAGACCACGATTGCAAGGGACAGGGGACTCCGTGAATATCACGCTGCCGCCAACGGGCACGGTCTGCACCGCATTAGCACTATACTCGGCTGCCATAGTCCACCTCCTCAGAAATTCCCGCATCCACAACCGCAGCCATAATTCTGACTGCAGCAGTTAGGATTCTGTACAGCATAGCTCGGAATCGGACGAGGAGCGACGTACTGCTCGACCTCATTCGCGAGGGCTCTCTGACCTGCCTGGATGGCTGCCGTCTGCACATCCTGAGATGCCTGACCGCGGGCATACATGAGCTCGGAGCGGAGCTGTGCGATGGTGTCATTTTTCTGCTCGATTTGGCTCTGGCAGATGGTGTCGAGCACTTTCTGGATGCCCGCGTTCTGATTCGTGATGACATCTCTCAGCCCCTCGCTCAGAGCTGCTCGATCTGCGCAGTTTTCGCTCTGCACGAGTGCCTGAGTCTGAGCAGTTGCGAGACGGTTGTCGCAACAACACTGTGCGAGCTGTCCCTGGAGTGCTGTCATACCCTGAGTATTTGCAGTCTGTGCAGCATATGACCTCTCGAGGTCAGCGATCTGGTTAGTATAGAGCTGCTGAGCGACTGCATTCTGTGCATTATTAATCGACGCGTTCACGCCCGCGAATCCTCCACATAGGGCAGTCTGTACGTCTCCAAATCCGGATGTCACAGAGCCCTGCAATCCTGAGATAGCGCTCTGAGTTGCTGCCTGTGCGAATCCATTGTTAGTGTTGGCGTTGATGCCGTTCTGTCCATTGAGGAGCCACGGGAAATCGTATCCCATTGCACCGTTGGCAGCTCCACCGAATCCACCCCAATTTCCGGAGAACATTCCGAAAATCAAAAACAGGATGATCCATGAGCCCCAATCTCCTCCGAATCCGTTCGCGTTGCCGTTACCCATTGGGCTTACGGGCATGACCATGTTGCTTTCGTCTGTTAGTGACATTTTTTAACCTCCTTTAGCTTTTAAAGGTGAGCGAGCCGCCCCTATTGGCGACCCGGTTTATATCAAGTCCGTTTTATTGGACTCAATATCATTTAAAAAATTGTGAAAACATGGGATTATTTTGCATTTGCATAGCCATATGACGCGCTGAGTTATACTGAGCCTGCGAGAGCCGTCCCTCTCTCATGAGCTTCTGGATGATCGCGTTGGGATCGTTGGCAATGCTCGAATCTATCCCGTATCTTTGCATAACATATTGCGCGGGGTTCTGCTTCATTTGTTGAAATCCCTGCATAAATGTCTGCATATCATTCATCGTCATACTCTTCCTCTTCTCTGACTCTTGGGCGTTTCTTTGGTCGTGCTTTCAACTTTTCGACCTCTTCCTGCAGCTTTTGGATCTGCTGAGTTAACTCGTCCTGTGAGCCTGTGAGCTTGTCGATTTTTTGGATCACGTTGTCCTGTTCTTCTTTTGTCGCATAGACTTCCGGAGGGGTCTCAGTTTTTTCCTCTTTTTCGTCTGTGACTTTTTCGAGCCTATACATATCAAATTGCTCAGGATCCAGCGGAGAGAATCCGACAGTCTTAGAGCATAGATATTTATTGCCGACGATTGCCGTCACGCAGTTGCCCGGAGCGACCGGATAATTTCTCGCCTCGTCTACTGATCTAACGCGGACGAGTCCTCCGTCCTGGATCTGCATTGACTGTTGCATCTGTGATGGCTGCATCGGACTCATAGGAGTCTGATTGTTATACATTTGCGGCTGCTGATATGTTTGCCCGTACATATACGGATTATATGGCATTATTTTCCTCCCAATAAAATAGTGGCGTCTCCTGACCGCTGTCCCAAGTATCTACAAAATTTCCAAAAACGACAGGAACGACGTGGCTGTCAGTCGCCAGGAGATACCGTCCTCGTGGATGGTCCTCAGCGAATTCCTCCACGGATCTAGCTGTCGCGATATGTCTCTCATATCCCTCCGACTCAAGGAATGAATTGACGGTTGCCTTTGATGAGGGCATATCACATCTCGCATATCCCTCCATACATAAGCGGATATATATCTCACGCCAGTCTTTATCTAAGAGTGTCGCGAGAGCTCTCACCGTGCAGTCTATCGTGCGGATTTTACACGGGTTTTGATTATATCTAATGTACATATATCGCCGTTTTTAGCGCTTCGCGCGTGTATCTTCCGACAATTCCGTCGGCATCGAGATATTTATCCACCTGGAAACTTACGACAGCGTTATGGGTCTTATCTCCAAAAATACCATCAATCGCCACCTTATATCCTGCCGCGCATAACATCCACTGAACCCAGCGCACTCCGTCGCCCTTTGATCCAAGTTTTATAACTTTTGTTGGCTCATCATATGTGCAGATCTGACTTGCATCCTGATAGTCGTACTTTGTCAGGTTGTATTTATCAATTAGTTTTAAAACCGTATTGACCTCTGTGGAGCTTGTCATATATCCAACGGCTTTTATCTGCAACATCTGGATCTTGGGTGATGCTGTCGCTGTCACTTTTTTATATAGTGGTGAGTTCAACAACTCATAATAATTAAATACACACTGTCGCATGCTGGAATATGACCGGAATGCATCTACTATCATGGTATGCTGACCGATGATATATTCCTCTTTTGTCTTTGTTTTAAAAAATGCCCCGTCCCAGTACTTTGTCGCAGTTTTTCCGGTCCCAACTTTTTGACCCAAAAATGCGTTGTGGTTCCGCATTTTTGGCGATGTCCCGTACGCGGACTCCACGCACGCCATCGCAATGCAGACAGACGGATGGACTTTTCCCAGCTTTTTAAATGCCTCCTGAGCATGCGGAGCAATCTCCGCGATAAAGCTATTAATTTGTGCTTTCGTCGCCATTTTCCTGCTCCTTTTTATACTGTATCGTGCTTATACCAAGCAATGCTCCCAAAAATGCATCGATCGCCGTTATCGTGCCGACAATCTCAGCACCGAGAGGCAATCCCCAAATTTGTGCAAGCGCAAAATACAAAGTCCCAAGAGCAGGGAGGACGATCTGAGCAATCCATTTAAGTATATTGTACATTTTATTGCTCATAATAACGACCTCTTTTCCATATCTTTCTTCATAAAATATCCCCTTTACATCAATGTCCAATCACTTACATCTGTCAGCTCGTTCTTTTTGGAATACCACGGCTTTTCTTTATGCTTTCGAGCGTGGTAGTATCTTTCTTCACTACTCGAAAATCTCACGTATTCCCCCGGCTTCCACTTGATCCGACGAGCTTTAGCTCCATTTCTCACATCATCGACGATATCCTGCCAGTACATCTCTCTGACCCTCCTCAGATCGATACTACCTTGCTATCAGATATTCACGCAGCTCCTTCTCTGCCTCTCGCATCTCGTCGTAGTTATTGCCCGCATTGGCATGCCCTAAAAGCGCGAGCAGAGCCTTGCTTGTGACCCTGCTCCCTGTCTCCAAGAGATCCAAGCGTCTTTTATCATTGTCGAAAAATCCGGCATGCGCTTCCAGCGTCTTGTCGTGAGTGCTGATCTGCTGATCTATTCGGATCAGCGTCGCCTCAATCGACGTGAGACGTGCCTCGGTTGGGCTGTTAGCCTGTTTAAATATGTTTGCAACCTTATCGACGAGATTGATAATGGTCAGGATTCCCGCTGCTATCACTACCACATCGGATACGGTCATCGCGGCGCCTCCTTACTCTGTCGGCTCGGTGGGTTCGGTCGGCTCTTCCTCTTCCTCTTCCGGCTCCTGGGACTTTCTCCACTCTTCGTCTGTCCATCTTTCCTGCCGGATTAAATTGCCCCAGTTATCGACGATATAACCGACAGACCATCCGAGGGTCGCATTTTTCATATCTTTCCCCATCTGCTCGTGAAATTTCTGGGTGGCGGAGTTTAAATCATCGAATGCTGACGGGACTGTGCGGTTCTCAGCTTCCGCATCCTTATTAAACTGAACAAACATAACATAAAATCTTGATTTCATTTTTTATTTCTCCTTTCATTTTGTTCGTAAAACTCTAATTATAAGAATGTGTCAACTTGGACACGGGTAAGTCATACTTCTAGCGGCCAATATAGAGGCATTCAGATTCCAAATGGTAAAAAAGTCATCGATTGTAAAATATGGGATAGAGGAGTCTTTATATCGTGGGATTTTTATAATCATTACCTGTATTATGTTATGTACACTACATACAATGGTAATATTACAGCCGTTACATCCCAACAAACCGTCTCAGTAGATTACATTATGGTCGATGATTAGCTCGTCAAATAATAGTTATGTTACATAGTCAACTAACTAACTAACCATGAAATTTGTCCATAGAGCAAAACTGATCCTATGGCATATCCGTTATTGTCAGCAATGTAAACATATCCGTCGGGTCTGACTTCTAGTCTGCTATTGAACGCGGATGATGAGCTTGAGTTCATCTGTGCATATGTTCTCACAGTTGGGCGATCGATTACATTAAGAGTACAAACATAGTTGCTTTGAGCTGTTGACTGCCATCCTTGAATTGTTAATATCCTTAGCTTGCCTAAGCATGTCAGATAAATCCTATTGGCTATGATGTCTTTTTGGGTTACGTTCGTAACATTAGAGTTAAGCGAATAAATCATGTCGCCGATGGTCTTATCTTCCCAATAGTTCGCATTGCCCGGAGTTATGGATGCACTTGACGTATGCGCAAGTTTGCAGACGTATGTATGTCCGTCTGTATAGGTGACTACCTGTCCGGCTGCATAGCTTACTCCAGACACCCACGCATTGGCGACGGTATTCCAGATCCGCTTTACTGTATTGATAAGCTTCCTAGAGTTAAGTGCAATTTTGGACAGTCCCGCAAATAATCCGCCATGATTTGCTCCGGTTACTATCTCTGGGACCGAGATCTCGCCGCCGCTTGGGACGATGAGTCCTGTCTCTGAGGAGTCATCTGAGCTTGTAAAATTCGTGATGAGGTTCTCGGTATTGTTCTGCCAATTTGCTCCGCCTGTCCAATAATAATCCTGTTGTCCTGCTGTGGGTCCTGTGACAGCTCCGGGAGTCCCTGCTGCGTTGGCTGTTGCACCCTGCATCATGACCATGCGTCCGGCTGTTACGTCCCACTTGCCGTCGCTTGTCTTATATACATTGGCTCCGGCGCCATATGGTACGCCTGCACCCTCTCTAAAGTCCGACGTCGTGACAAAATCATCGGAGATATTCCACATGTCACCAGTCTCTGAGGATGCCAGTGTCGGCAGTGTCGCAAACGTACATGTTCCTTTAGGGATGATTCCTCCGGCTGCTGCTGCCTGAGCAACTGCAGCATAATACTTTGCATTATTGTTATATGCGACATCGTCACTCGCAACATCTACGCCGTCACGCTTGCCCACTGCATAGGCTTCGGCGTCTTTTTTGCTGTTGGCTGCCGCCGTTGCGGATGATGCTGCATTGGTCGCGCTTGCTGCTGCAGCTGTTGCGCTGTTTCCTGCAGCTGTTGCGGATGATGCTGCATTGGTCTCAGATGATGCTGCGGCTGTCTCAGAATCTGCAGCATTGCTCTCTGACTCTGCCGCTGCTGCTGCGGATGCCGCTGCCGCTGTCTCAGAGTCTGCAGCATTGCTCTCTGACTCTGCCGCTGCTGCTGCAGATGCCGCTGCCGCTTCTTGATTACTTCTCGCCATGTCGATAATGGCGGGGAGTACCGTCTCAGATATATCCGTGTCAGATCTGAGAGCTGCCTGCTCTACCTCGAGGATAAAATTAGCCGTTCCGATTATGGTGGAGTTTTTCTCGAGATGGAGCTCGCACTCTATGGATCCGGATAACACTGTCATCTGGATCTGAGTTGCAACGCTAACCACATTATTTTCCCATGTGCACGCGTACTGAAATCCATGCCCGTCCGGCTTGGTCGCTCTTATATCGATAACGGTGTCCTCTTCGATTGTTGCCGGGGATTTTCCATCCCAGAGGACAAACTCGAGCGGTCGCCCGACATCGTACTGGCTAACATTTATAACCGGGATGACTCCTCCCGGTACTAAATTTAATTTGATGCTCTGCGGTCTCATTTTTGTCCTCCTTTTAGGATCTTGGTTAATTCGAGACGGATCGTGCCAAACGTCAGCGTAACGAGCCCCTTGGCTCTCTTGATGCCTGTCAAAATGCTGTTATAAGACGCGCCCTTATGGATCACTTCTACCTCTTGCCCTGCCTTGAGCTCTGTCGGGGTCAGGATCGCATCGTCCTCTAGCACAGTAAATTCTATAAGATTTCGATACTTAGATTTTGTAAATGCCTTATTTGCAAGCTGGTGGATATACATTTCCGTGGCTCTTTGCTGATATATTCTCACTAACGTCTGAAAATCCTCTGACGCATAATAATAATTTGCTCCCGCCGTTGCATTGGCGTCGGTTATGTCCTGATAGACTGTGTAACTAAAAAGACCATTGCCCTCATCAATATTCATGTAGAGATATACGTGAGATCTCATATTTGTCGCGTAGTTCGGCTTTTCCGGAAACTTGATATCTACCCAGCCAATAACGTTTTTATTAACGATATACCTGGGATGTCCGTTGGCTTGGTTAGTTATCTGGATATTTCCTTCTCCATTCAAGGCTTGCCAATCTGCATTATTTAAGATATTGATTCCTATCGCATTAGCCTCGAATGCTTTAGGGATCAATGCCTCAACTGCAATCTCCAACGATGACAGCTCTGTATCTGTCAATTGACGGTCAGCGTGGGCGTATGTTTTGAAAACATTTAGGTAGCTCTGATATCCTGATCGTGCTAACGCTTCTGCATTGCTGGAGACATTACTATAACTTTCATAATCCGTATGCACCGGAATGAGTCGGTCCGTACTTCCATTTGTGTCAAACTTTCCAGTTGAATGCAGGTAAAAAGTCGTACGGTTGGCATCATGGGACGACGTCATGGTCGTTTTATCCATGATCACGGCTTTGTTGATTTCCTTTGTGGTCTCTTTTATCGTGATATTGGAATCGAAAACGCTCGGGAGAGCTGTCTCAATCGCTTTTTTCTTTTCTTTATTGAGTCCGATTGTGCATGTTATCGCTTTATTTTCAAAGTCGATCACTATATCGCAGAAAATAAAATAGACCGTTGCTGCAGGCAGAACCAAGTCATTGAGCAGGCTTATAGTCGAATATGGATCTGATCCATTTGCGTAGTCGAATGCAAGACCGCCTGCAGATAATGTCGTGGTCGTGGTCGCTGCGTAATTTCCGCGCCATCTCGCATGCCAATCATAGATATATTGCGGGGGTGTGATAACTTCTCCTGTTTCGTCATCTATCTCGCCCGGCTCCATATGGTCAAACTCCCATACATAATATCCATATACAGTCCCTTCATCCTGGAACCACTGTCCACCTGTGAGACTATGCTCCAGCTCCATGCGGGTTTTCCAGTCCGCAAGGCTTTCCGTATATTCGTACTCTATCGCGTACGCGTCTGCAGCATTGCCAAGTGATACGACACTAAGATATGGGATATTTTGAGTCGCATCTGAGTTATTGACGTAGTTGGCTTTTATCACGTCTCGGATATAGTCATCCGTTGCCGTAGTCTCAGAGATTCCTGTCGTTTTAACCCTGACATCATCATCAAAAAGATATATCAGAGGATTGTATCTGATAACGTCCGCAGTTTTTCCGCGTGCAATGCTCTTGATAAGTCCCTGATATTCTTCGTCGGGTCTTGAGATGCGAATATACCAGCTCTGTATCTCGTTTGGATTAGACGGAGACGGCACCAGATCCGGCGGCACCTTGACCGTGTTAGACACCGGACTCAGCGCATCCCATGCGTAAGAAAACGTTGACGGGTCGATGGTCGTACTACAAAGAAAATTTAATTTTTTATCAAAAATCTCGATGTTATACGGTCTCATATTCAATCCGTCCCTCTACTTCGATGCTCGTTGCCGCTGCACACATGATCTTGTTTTCTCCGCACTCGATCAGGCAAAAACGCTCCGTGTCCCACTTAGAGTTCCCATATAGGTCCGTCTCGACTCCGTGCCGATCTGTCTTGTATATCCTATATGGGATCGTGTCCGTGCGGATGTGGAGCGTGTCAGCGTCTCCCAGCTGCGGAGATAAGACAGTCCCATCTGATAGCGTTTTATTTTCGAGCACTCCCGTGATTCTCACGACGTCGTCAATATTCTGCTGCCATGCTGGTGAGCTCATCTGTCCCATAATAGAAATGTGACAGCCGGATGCGTTCATCGAGTCCGATAATATGGACACCTCAGTCGTGCCGCTGAGATCAAACGGCTGATACCACAGTGACATTGCTGTAAATTCGATAGTTGCCTGCAGGCTGTCAGCATTTTCCGATTTTTCTATTTTCGAGACGATTCCGTCTCGGTAGTATTCTCCCGAGGGTGTCCGATAATAGAGTTTTAACGGTTTTTTCTGACAAAATAATGCAAACTTTAAGTAATTTTGGTATGCATGCGGCTCGAAAAATTTAATGATGCCGTTTATCTTTTTCTGATTGATCTTGTCAGTGCGGAGCCCGAATACGTTGCCGATCTGTTGGTACTCTGCCGATTCCTCTTTTCCGAGTCCCGTGACATCATGCATAAATGCAGATGCGTATCGGTTGGCGAGAGTGAGTCTATATGTCTCATCCTTGTCATTTATCAAGTTGAATTGTCTATAGTCCATCACATCACCGCCATTCCCAGATCCCTGTCGATCATGTCTACATCTGCATATCCGCCTATTGTTATCTTTTCCGCCATATCCGGATAATATCTCATCATTAACGCGAGCATTGCGTCGAGTCTTGCTGTGAGATCGGAGTTTTTAACCTTCTCCGCGTCATCTTCTCGTACGTTCAACAGGACGTTTCTCACTTCCGTCGGGGCGCTGTCGATGTCGCTTATACTTGAGATGCTCGACACGCTGGAGCTTGAGCTCTTGCCCTTTTTCTTGTCTCCGCCGCCCTTGAACATGTTCTTTATGCCTTCCCAGGCTTTCCCAAAGATATCCATGAGCGCTTGAAGGATCTCGCCTGCCATGCTCTCAAGTCCCTTGATGATGGCTTTTATGATGTCAACGCCGACCTTTATCCAATCGACTTTTAAAATTGCATCTACCACGCCAGCCATGAGAGTCACAGCTGCGCTCACGATGTTCGGTAATGCCTGGAGCAGTCCTGCGGCGAGCTCTCCGACGAGCTGAATTCCTGTTGTAATGAGCTCAGGCAGATGCTCGAGGAGCGTTGTAAGAAGCTGCTGGAATACCTCAGTTGCTGACGCTACGATGTCGGGCAGGCTCTGAGAGATGCCCTGCACGAGATTGACTATGAGCTGTACGCCTGCCGATAAGATCTGAGGGGCTAACGTGATAAATGAGTTTACGAGAGAATTCACGAGCTCGCCCGCTGCCGAGATCATCTCAGGGAGACCCGATACGAGTCCGCTCACGAGCTGGGTTATCATACTCACCCCACTATCCAAGAGCCCCGGAAGAGACTCGGAGAGTCCCGCCGTGAATTCTTCGACCATGGCTGCAGCCTGGCTCAAGAGCTCAGGGATGCCTGTCGTGATACCGTTAACGATAAAATTGACGATATCCGTGCCGCTCGTGCCGATATCTCCTCCGGCGTTAGCGATACCGGATATGAGTCCATCAATGAGTGACGTTGTGAGTGAAACCGCTGCCTCAAGGAGACTCGGTGCGAGCTCGATCAGAGCACTGCCCAACTGCATGATGATCTGAGCCGCGCCCTCTCCGATCGCGTCCGCGTTATCTGCCACCCCTTGAACTATTTGGGTTATCAAACTTGTGCCCTTGTCGATGAGATCCGGCAGGATATCGCCTGCACTTGAAAACATGGACATAAGTCCGTCAGCGACCATATTGATGCCGCCATCATCTCCGGAAAATGCCGCACTGAGTCCGTCCATGATCGTCGTGATAGACGGCAAAAACTCAGAGACTGCATTATTAGTCAGTCCCTGCATCGAATACTGCAGATTTTGGAGTGAGTCCTGGAATGCTGCCGAATTTTTTACTGCTTCGTCGGACATAACTCCGCCAAGGTCGTGCACCTGCTTACGCATCGCCTCAGTATCTTCCGCGCTGGTGTTGAGCAATGGTCCCAGCTCCATCGCGCCGCGTCCAAAGAGCTCCGTCGCCAGTCTCGATCTCTCTGCCTCGTCTTCTACGCCCTGTAGCCCCGCAACAACCTTGTTGAATTGTGCCTCTTTATCGAGTCCCTCGAGCTCTTTAGTGCTAAGCCCGAGCTCGTTGAATGCCTCGCTGCCGGATTCGAGCTCCTTTGTGAGTGTCCTCATCGCAGGCTTTAACGCAGATATTGAGGTTCCGGAATGCTGGAGAATAAAGTCCCATTCCTGATATCCTTCTGCGCTCATGCCAAGCTTTTGGCTCATCTTGTCTATAGTGTCGCCATATTCCGCAGTATTTGACGCTGCGCTCATTATTCCGGTCGCCAGTCCTGTGACTGCTGTCGTTGCTGCCGCAACTGCTCCGGCTGCGACCTGTCCTGCTCCCGACAGGGCGCTCGCGAGGCTTCCTCCGAGACTACCTCCGAGGGTTTTCCCCGCAGATTCTCCGGCATTGGCTGCCTCGCCGTCCAGGACGCTCGACAGGCTTCCGGATATTCCTTCTGCTGATGGAATTATTTGGACGTACGCGGTCCCGATCGTATTCTCAGCCATGCCGTCACCTCTTAACTATGGTCTTTCTGTACCTTTCAAACTCTTCTATTGATTCGAATCCGACGACAGACTCATCCTCTGCTGACTCGATGAGCGAATCGACGATTTTTTTCGGATCTTTCCAAATTAAAAGCGACAGCCTGTCCACGGCTGCCGCTAATAAAACTGTACTCATGGGGGCTTTTAGCCCTGCCATTTTCGACTTGACTCTCGAATCCTGACGCAACCCTGCCGCGAGAGTTGCTGCCATGCCACAGTCGAGGCTGTAGATATCAAAAACGTGATATTCCTCGACAAAATCGCATGTCAGCTCATCCTCATAATCGAGCATGCTCGTCAGGATCAGGAGTTTTTTACTGCTTTACTTTTTTCTTTTGCGAGCATAACGATCTCATTCGTTTCCGCTGCCATTTTCATAGAGTCGATAAATCCATCCGCATCGGCGACGTGCTCGCTCAGCTTTTTCTCTCCATCCTCTCCAAGTACGAGCAGGATCATGTTGTATACGCCCTGCATCTGGAGCATTGGATCAGTCTGCTGCATGTCTCTGAGGGCATGGATAAAACGCCAGTCCCTCAGAGCATTCTCATTTACATGCCATTTAAATCCGCTTTTGGTCTCTACTTCTATCATCCGTCACCTCATGCCGACTGGGTCAGCTCTCTGTGAGTATCTCCGTCATATCCTGCATACGGCAGAGCTGTGATGGTCGTGTCGTATCCAACCACGTCGCCGTCGTTATATACGATATCGCCTGTTGCGCTTACCTTGCCATTTGGCACGATGATCCGGCGATATGCTCCATTGAGAGCGAGTTCAATCACGTAGACAGCTGCCTCCAGCTCGTTCGCATTGGCTCTCACGGTTGTGATGCCTGTCTGAGAGTCAGTGCTCACATTGTTGGAGCCGAAAGTCATCTTCTGCACTTCCTCATTAAGTGCCTCGACTGCCACAAACTTGAACGTGTCAGTCTTATCTGTCTGAGTAGTCATGATGACCGCGCCACCCCAAGCCTTGATCTCGTTCGAGGTTCTTGCCTGGCTATTTGTCAGACCTGCATCTGAGATATATCCCAGAGATACATACGCAGAGTCCAGAGCTGTCTCGACGTCTGTCGGAAGTGATGTTCCTAATGGTGCGCGAAAAATCGCGCCCGCAATCTTAGGCTTGCCGACAGTTACTTTCGTTGCATCTGCTGACATTTTTCTGCCTCCTTAATTATCGTAAAATACAATTATGTAAACTGCTTGGTATCTGTACATCTTGCGTGACAAGTCGTTAAATGGCGTGTAGGTATCAAGTGACGCACCGCCTATCTCCATCCGCTCGACAAGCTCATCCGCTGCCCGCATGACTGCTCTATTTAACTGCTCCGCCTCGTATTTCGAGTGGGAGTAGCTCTGTAGAGCTGCCGTGGCAACATATACGCCCTCGCCGATCTTGCGGACTCCTGTCACGTCAATCAAGACAAAAGGACGCACGAGTCCGTCTGGCTTATCCAGACAGACAGGCACGTCCAACTTGTCCTCAAAATATGCTTTTAAATATGTTTCGATCATCTGAGCGCCCTCAATAGCGTGTTGTTTTCTGCATTATCTCTATAGGCTTCTGCAGATGCTGTCGTGACTCTTGCCGACGCTCGGGTTTTTCCCGGCTGAACATCTATGTCCGTATCAATGCCTGCATTGGCTGCGACTCTCTCTGCATATGCCCATAGGACTGTCTGCATTTCTATAGAATTCATCATCCCGATGATTCCATCGCTATTCAATTCGATTCTGACATTACTCATAACGTTCAACCTTTATCTGAGTATTCCAGGGAATTCGCGCGGGGATATTGGCATCGGTCTGGATCAATGGAGGACCATACGTCCGATATCTGTCTCCTCGGATGATGACCTCGACGTCCGTCCAGTTGTGCGTGTCGCCCTTCGGGATCCCGAGGACGAATGCTGTCCGTCGTCCATTTAGGTCATTAGCTTCTACGAGAGGATCTGCTGCAGGATTTCCCACGCAGACATTATCCACCGGAATATATTCCGGCTCGCCGTATATCGGCGCTCCCATTGGATCCGTATCGACCTGCTCTTTAACCACGAGGATAACGGTCTCGCCCTTTATCATGCGTTACCTCCCTCCAAGGCGTCCCATGCTCCGTACCTTGGGCGTGTCAGGCCTAACCGCTTTAGGTCTTTGTTTAGGATGGCTAATCCTCCGCCCGTATTGGTGTATGTGCCCGACCATGAGTATCCGAGTGCCGACTGCGACTCCTGCGTGAGCGTTGATGCTCCCAGAGAGCTCTGCTGCTCTATCTGCCTATTAACGATATCGCAAGTCACAGATGTGGCTACGGTCTTTAGATCGGGATCGCTTGCGAGCATGGCGTCGAGGTCTCTGCTCCTCTTCCGCGCTTCGGTTCTGAGGCTCGCGCTCACTATAGGGATCAGCTGGGCAGCTCTCTCCAGCTCTTCGCTCGTTAAGTTGTAGAGTGCTACCATGTCGTCAACTGTCGCATAGTTAGTCACGAGTCTTCACCGCCTTCCTTTTCTTTTTCTCAGTTTTCTCTGAGGAAGCAGGAGCGTCCGCCTCAGGGATGCGCTCCCACCTTCCTCCTCTGAGCTCGCTGCTCACTGAGATAATTGCTCCGGTGGTCGTATTTCTATACCGGATCATTATCACGCTATACGAGCGAATGCAGTACCGTCGAGGATTCCCCATCCGATATATGTCTCAGCCCTGAGATATACCTGGTTAAATCCCTTGAGGTCGTGACCGGAGTTGTCCGGATCGCCGTACGGGATCACTTCAAGCGGGATTTCCTTTGCATAGCCCCACTTGAGAGCGTTAGCAAAGTCGCCGACATATGCAGAGATACCGGATGAGTTAAATTCTACGGTGTTGTTAACATCTGCAGGAATTCCGTTGAGTGCTCCAGGATTTCCTCCAAGCATAAATGCAGCGAACGGAACTGTCTGACCTACTGTCACGGGTGCCAGGGATGCGGCGAATGTCTTTCCAAGAGCATATCCTGTCACATCATAATCGCCGATTGCAGCGACTGCAGACTCGAGATCCGCGAGCGGTGCACTTGTAGCTGTGACTGCAGTCACGTCTGTGTTGGTGTCGAGAGAATTTGTGCCGATCTGGCTTGCTGCGCTTCCGGTTCTCGGGTTGACACCATGCATCACCATAATATCGAGACCGCGTGCAACCTTCTTTGCATAACCTTCTGCAAAGTCCTTAAGCATATCGATCTGCTTTTCCTCGGAGGCATAGAGGAACTCATCGGATACCCTTGCACCATACTCAACCTTGACGGGCTTCATCTGCACGGGTGCAAGTACTACAGATCCGGCACTCTTGGACTCGTTCTCGCCGAGCAGAGCAACCTCGTCCTCCATCGCAAAAGTCATGATATCGTTTCCGTTGAATGCGACAGGAGTCTGAGCTGCGAGTCTTGCGATAGAGCTGTGACCCTTAACCTTACTAAACATCTCTGTGACTAATTCTGCCGGGAATAATGTTCCCTTTGATACTACGCCTGTATTGTATACTGACATAATTATTCTCCTTTTAGTTTTGAGAGCATATTTTTATATGCGTCATCTTTTCCGGTGCTTTCTGTCCCTGCGAGAGGCGTTGTCTTTTTGGGCTGAGTTCCGAGGATTGCTTTGAGTGCTTCCGCGTCTTTTTTGATAGCTTCCTCATCTTCTCCGCTAAGTCTGTCCGCCATTCCGTAGGGGAGACCCATGTCGTGCGCTATCCTGCTCTTTACCGAGGCAGTCTCGTACTTCTTTATCTGCGCATCGCGTTCTGCGAGAGTCTTGTCATAATCCGCATATTTCTTTGCATTTGCTTCCGCTGCCGCATTGAGGTCTGCAATCTGCTTGTTTAGAGCTTCGACGTCTGTCGGGGAGATGTATCCCTCGAACTTCTTCGCCTCTGACCTCTTAGCCTGCTCAATGCGATCATGAATCAGCTCGTTAAACTGTTCCTGAGTCTCAATTGGTGTGAAATCTGCCATGTTATCTCCTCCGCCTTTTCCGTGGCGTAACGTATATATTACTAACGCTTCCGCGCTAATAACTGATTCGTTGTTTTTTCCGCTCTTTTAGATTTGTACACTGCCAGTGCGCGATTATCGCACTGTCCATTAATGCGACATCTACATCATCACGTATGGATCTGTATCCAAATCCGCCATTTGATCCGATTGTCCTCTTGTCACAATTTGACACGGACATGATCAGAGACGGCTGTCCTGCATGCTGGATGGTCTGCGCTGCGATTGCTTGGTCCCAGATCTGACATGCTGCGATAACTTCCTGCGTCTTGAGGATCGTGAGAGGCTTAAGGCGCTCTTTTTTCATGTCCTCAGCAAGGAGATTCGCCGGAGCTCCGTCCGCCGCTATATGCCTGCATTGCGATGATTTGAGGAATGCCAGAATCCAGTCGTTGCCCTCTCTGATCGGACGACAGTCAACTGTCTCGACGAATATCTTGCCATCTGTAGTCTTTACTCCAACAGATAACGCAACATTGACGCCGTCATGCCCGTATCGGATTCCGACGCACATGTCGCCGTGCAGGTTAGGCAGTCCAACAACTTGCATCTGCATCCATTCTGCTCGACTTATAGCTGACTTTTGGTTATATCTGAGCCACAGTCCGAGACGCTGGATGTTAAAATCCACATCATCGCCAGATATCTCGGCTTGGATGCTTCTCTCTGTGAGCTTATACCCTAGAGATGGGTTAGTTTCGTACCAGCACGCTCGGTCATGTGGATCCTGCTGCTTTTCGACTGACCACTCAGCCCATCCACAGTCCTCTTTGATTCCGTGCAGGATGTCGTCTCGATAGCTGACAAACACTGTGCCGGACGACACTGCTGTCGGTGGCGTCCCGAGCATGATCGTCTGCGGGTTGTCCGAATCGGTGACAATATACTTGAGCGCCGTCGCCTGATCAGTCGTATATTCCTGTGCCTCATCAATGATCAGCAGGTCATATCCTTCGCCGAGTCCTCCAGAGCTTGTCCGTGTTCTGAAATTGACAAGTCCACGAGAGCCATCGGCGTGCTCTACCCGCTCGAGACCAAATTGCTTGGTCGGTTTGTACGTGTTTTCGTCGTAAATTTCGCCGTTCTTGATCCGGCTTATCTCATCCATGCCCGCTGCCGTTAGGAGCTGACAGAATCGTTCCCACATAGAATGCGATGTCGATGTCAAATGCGCAGTGTACAGCACTCTTTCGCCGTGCATGTACCCCCAGAACATCCGCCCGAGGACATCCTCAGACTTTCCGTTTCGGCGTGGAACGGAGTACCCGAATTGCTGATGTATCCACAATCCGTCATCGTTAACCGCCATGATGTCATATTCCAGTTGCACCTGCCACGGGAATGCTGTCCGTCCGGACTTCTCATAAAGGTCGATCGCCTCCTGTCCGAACGTCTTAGTGTACGGAAGTATCACGGAAGTGGTCGGATCTTGGCGTCCGTACCGCTTCTCCATTTTTTACCTCCGTTTTATTCCTTGTCTTTTTCTTTGCTCTATGACATTTCTATCAGGAGCTCGTGGGCGTATCCCATTGTATACGGTCTCCGTCCGCTTCTCCGACTTAAATGTGATTACACAATGGCATCCGTCATGGCGTCGCCACACGTCACTGCCCGAGCCCTTTACTTCGTCGTAGTCATATTCTCCTGCGACTTCTTTGCACCACGGACATTCCCAGTATCCTTTCTCATGGTGAGCACTCTGGTCAGTTTCTTCAGGATGAAATTCCCTGATGACTGTTGTCTTATAGCCGAGCCGGTTCTGATAGTCCGCATTGTCATGGATCGAATCGTCGACCGTTGACATGCTCGCGTTTTCAAAACTCAACCCGACGCTGTCAAATTCCTCCTCGATGTCGTCCATCTCAGAGATGAGTCTGTTCAGACCGTCATATCTATCCTCCGGATAGTTTGCCGCTGCCGCGTTGAGGTCTATGCCGTTCTGACGGTTAAGCTTTGCCTGTATCGCTTTATATAAGTCCGCAATATTTTTATAATTTCTTTTTTCTGTCGGTGGCAGGAGCTCCGTGATATCTTCATAACTCACTTTTTTCTCCGGATATAATTCTAGGAGCCTCTTGCGGATCCGCTCCGCCATTTTTTTGCCCGACAAGGATGCAAACTCTGTCGCATCCTCTGTCGTTGCGGTTCCGTCTCTCACTTTTTTATATAATGCGGAGAGCTTCTCGTCTTTCCGCACATCTGCAGCAAATTCTCGCTCGAGTTTTGCCGCCTCATTCTGTATATCCATATGTCCTCCCTCAGATGCCCGTCAGATCTCTCAGTTTTTCCTCGTCAAAATAATCCGGGAATGACTGTTGGATCTTGAGGACTGCGTCTCCGATTCCTGAGAGCTGACTGATATCAGCCTCAAATATCGGTTCCCAGAGAGGTCGCTCGTCAGCGAAAACGCTGCGATCATATGCCGTATCATCGCGCACACATGCAGCGAGATAGCCAACATTTCGGAATCCATTACCAAACGAGCGTTGTGCTTTTCTCGCTTTGAGTCTCAAATTTTCATGTGACGCTTTGATCGCATCGGAGCTCGACGGATTAGCTGTCGGGAATCCGAGATCGTCAAGGGTGAGCCCTGACTCTCCGGCGAATAATGCCGCAAACGTCTTTAACTGATCCATATGGGGTTGCATGCTCTGCTGCGTGAATTGTCCGAGGGTCGGAACGTTTCCGTTCTCATCTCGGTCAAATTGGAGCATGGCAGACATAGCCGCACGCCACGTCTCCATTTGTTCTGCTTCCGGATCCGTGCCTAAAATATACTTTTGTGGGAATGAGTAAAACTCCGCTGAGATCTCTGAGCGCTTTATCGTGCGGACTGCTCCGCCTGTATAAGCGATGCAAGCTCTGGATATTACTGAGCGTCCAAACGGATGAGTCGCATCCGGCTTATGGATGATCGGAACCAATAACGGATAAGGTGCCGCGTTGGTAAAGATCTCCGGAGCCTTTTCTCCCTTGCGATGTATTTCTGTTTGTCCAGGTGTAAAATACGCCTCGACTACAGCTTTATCCATATCATCACGCTCAAGGACTGCATATCCTTCGAGGAGCATATTGGTAATGGGGTCAATAATGCCTGTCGCATCTTTTCCATCGAGCGCTTGCAGTCTTGGGAATCCGTTTTCGTCCTCAGATATATAGATAAAGTCACATGCGCTTATGAGAGCTCCAAGGATTGCAGAGTCGAAAAGCACATCCGAGTTATTAAGCCGGAATATCTCCCAGATATTGAGGATGTCATCTCCTGCGAATCCGCGAAAAACCAACCGATCAGCTATTGCGTCGACCGCTTTCGCGCTCCATCCCACGACCGAATTCCACGCCCTGAGACTTGGAGGAGTAGAGATCCCAAGGTCCACGGTTACGTTTTTCATGTCGTAAAACTTGTATTTCTGTTTTACCCACGACCTTTTTATATTTAATTTATTTCTCAAATATGCGAGTCCTTTGGGCATTTTTTGTACTCCTTTTGTTCTTTGTACACATTTCCGCGAGATATTTTCCCA